TGAAGTAATGAAATTAAAACAAGAAATGGCAACTGGAAAAGGTGCTATACGAACAGCCATATTTATCGGATCAGTATTAGGAGCAATTTATACATTTTTTAAATTAATGGACTAACCATCCTTACTGAAGGAACTGTATGAACACTAAACGATTGCTTATTTTAAGCGATACACATTTTCCATATCAACATCCAAATTATTTTGAATGGATAAAAAAAATAAAAGATAAAGTTAATCCAACACAAGTAATTCATATTGGAGATCTTGTAGATTTTCATAGTATCTCACAGCATTTACATAGTGCAGAGCTGCCAAACATTAAGTTTGAAATTAAAGATGCCATTAAATGTATTAAAAAATTAAGAAAAATATTCCCAACATCTATGCCTATATTATTAGGCAACCACGATATTCGCATTCAGCGATTGGCAGAAAAATCATTAATACCAAATTCTTTTCTTAAAGATATAAACGATATATTAGATATAGATAAAAAGTGGAAATGGACTTGGCACGATAAACTTATTGTAGATTTGCCAAATAAAACTAAAGTTTTTTTTACACATCATTTTAAGTCTAATGTTATTTCAAGTGCTAAAGAATTAGGCATGAGCTATGTGGCAGGACATCAACATACCTTATGCCAATTAACTATGATATCAAATCCTTTAGCTTTGAACTTTGCTATGTGTGTAGGTAGTTCTATTAATCCTAAACATGAAGCATTTAAATATGCAAAAAACTTTATCAAAAGACCAATAATTAGTGTAGGAGCAATAATAAATAATCAGCCAGTTATTTTTGCAATGCCTCTCAATGACAGAGGAGAATGGACTGGTGCGATATGAAGATAAAAGATCCTATTGCTAATAGTGTATGCCAGAGAATAGCTGATAGATCCGAAGCAGGAACTATTAAGTTTGGTAACACAATGGATGAAGCAAATAAAACTTTAGAAGAAACAATCATAGATACACAAGAAGAACTTGGCGATGCCATGATCTATTTAGAAAAAGCATTACATATAATTCGCAAGGATAAAACAAGATGGACTTTGAAGAACTTAAAGAACGAATAAAAGAACACGAAGGTTATCGAAATAAAGTTTACTTAGACTCATTAGGTAAAAGAACTGTTGGCTATGGGCATCTGTGTAGATCTGATGAAAAGTGGGATGACGATAAACAGTACGATAATAAACACTTAGAAAAGATTTTTGAGTATGATTTTAACATTGCACTCAACTCAGCGAAGAGAGTAACTGATTTTGATAAATTACATTCAAAAGCACAGGAAGTAGCCATTGAATGCTGTTTTGTTTTGGGTGCTAAAGGATTTTCAGCCTTTAAACGCACCATAGGACACTTAAACGAAGGTCGGTGGACTGATGCTTCAGCAGAACTAAAAAACTCGCTGTGGTACAAAAAACAAGCATCTAACAGAGTTTCTGCATTATGTCAGATATTGGAAAGTATAAAATGAAGATAATTATAACAACACTACTTACAGCATTAGTTGCAATAGAATTTTGCAATTTATATATTTACTATCATCAAATTAAAGGTGTTTTATGTTAAATTTATTAGGAGCAGTTGCACCTTTAGCAAAAACATTATTAGGAACAATAGATAAAGCAGTTCCAGATAAAGATTTAGCACAAAAAATTAAAGCAGAATTTAATAATGAATTGTTAAATGCTGATATGTCTAAATTTAAAGCAGCAGCAAATATAGTTAATTCAGAAGCGAAATCACAGCATTGGGTTACTGCAACTTGGCGACCAATGTTAATGTATTGTCTTATCATCATTGTATTCAACAATTATATTTTAATGCCTTATATTAAATATTTTTTTGGTGTTGAAATAACATTAGAAATTCCACAAGACTTATGGACTTTATTGCAAATTGGTTTGGGTGGATATGTAGTTGGTAGATCTGGAGAATCCATCGCTAAAAACTTTAAAAAACAATAGGAGAAATTATGAACTTAATAAAAGGATTATGGGATCATTTAAAAGAGTGGTCTGATTGGACTTTAAAGGATTGGGTTAAGGCAGCTATTGTTGCAATAATCGTAATCGTAGTAATCGGTGCAATCTAAAGAAGAATTAAAACGAATAGTTGATGTGTTGTCTGGTGCATTTATCATTGGTAAGTGTACCAACACACCTTTTATAATTAAAAAAAAGGAAAAAAATGTCAAAAGAAGTATGGCAAAAACCAAGACCAAAAAAGTTAGGTAAACCAAAACCATTTAACACATCATCAAAAAAATACAAAAATATTAAAGTAAGAGCAAATGAAAAGTTTGGTACAGGAGTTAGTCTTGTAAAAAATATGTGGATTTCAAAACAAATGAGAGGATAACATGGACAAAAAAAAACCTAGACCACCTAGATACTAATGATTAAACTTACACAAAAACAAAAAGATACTTTGAAAAGACATTCCAGACATCATTCAGCAAAGCATATGACTTTAATGAAAAACTTAATGATGAAGGGAAAAACTTTTACAGCAGCACATAAAACAGCACAAAAACAAGTAGGTACTTAATTGAAAAAAGTTAAGCTACCTAAAGAAGTAACCATTGGTGCTTTTACAGTTGAATTAGTTACTATTCCTCATGAAGTTAGTTATGAAGTAGGCGAAGCTCAAGGAGTTTTTTTAGGTAAACCACCATATAAAATTTTCTTAGATGAAGGTATTATTGAACGAGGTGGCAAGGATGCAGTTAATGTAGTTATTCATGAATTTCTTCATGTTGGATATTATCAGTATTTATTAAAAGATAAAGAAGAAGAGACTATTGTTAATTCGTATGGAAATTTTATGACAGAACTACTATCCAGATCAGAACTAAAAGACTGGATAGTAGATAATATTTAATATTCAAAAGTCCTTACAATAAAGTTTTGCACCTATTTCAGTCAAACCATCATAATATCTTTCGCTAAGATGATCGCCTGAATACCAATGACCAAACTCATGTATCATTAAATCAATTATTTCCACTTTATTTGTTTTTAAATCAAAAAAACTTTTTCCTAAAGTTTTATAAAAGAAATCAAGATCAGAGCCATTATTACCTCTACAATAAGTAGCCATTAATCTGTTTCCACCTAAACCAATTTCATTATAAATAGTTACATTAAGATCAACTTTAAAAAGTTTTTTATGTAATTTTTTATAAAGAGAAATTACTTGTTTCATTTCTCTTGTAATTTTAGACTTATCTAAAAGTTTAGCAGGTTTAGTTCCATTCAGATTAGGACTAGAATATTTACCTATTGAGCCACTTGGCTTTGCAAAATCTTCATAATCATCTCTAGTTCTTCTTATGTTATCCCAAACTTGAGAATTAAAAGAGCCACCAGTTATGACATTTTTATCATCTGCAAAAGCCTTCTTATTAGCTTCATGGTCTGTAACATCAAAGACAACTGCATCATCTCCATATCTTACATCAATAACATCTTTAACTGCATGAGTATCTGCATTTTCTAATGCTTCTTGCACCCAAGATGATTTAGTTTCTTCCTCACTTAAATCAGATGAAGTATGATTAAGAATATAAGTCTTTAATTTTTTCAAATAACTTGGACTTACATTATCTCTATCCTTACTTAATGGAATTTTTTGATTAACATTAATTGAAAAACCAATATCAGTTGAAACAACTGGTATTCCCATTTCACAAATAAAATTTATATTTGTTTTAAACAACTCAATTTCTGTTTTTCTTTTAGTCTTAACTAAATTTCCATTTTCATCAGAAGTTACACTTGGTAATTCTTCAACAAAAGATTTATAAATTTCTGGTCTATTAATATCTTTATAAGACATAATAAATTTAACATCTTTAGGTGGAATAATATTTTTAGATTGATGTATTAACTCAAGCATTTCTGTTTGAGTCATTTTAATTAATCCAGAAAACATTGTGCCAAGAGGAAGTTTTGTGTTTGACTTACTTCTTGATCCATCCTCTTTAAATATTACCTTACCTTTAGTTGAAGTAATAGAAGCTGACTTAAACATGGAGAGAGCAAATTTTTCTCCAATGTTAAATCTCCCTCTTTGTTCAAAATTACTTTTTTTATAACTATTAGCAAACAAAGTATAAGAGTCATTCAAATCCTTAAAACCTTCCTTGCTATCATCATAAACATTTATCTCAACATAATTAGGTTGTTTTGTGCTTTTCCTAATTGTTACTTCACATTTATTAATATTTTCATCAAAAGAATTACTAACCAATTCTTTAATAATAAAAAATTTATTTTTATCATGTTGAACTTGTTGCAATCCTTTTTTATTTATTTCAAACCAATTATTTTTCATTTAACCCTCCCTAGTTAGATGGCTCATTATTGAGCCACCTTTAATTGTTTATTTTCGTATTTTTTTTCAAGTAATTCTATTTTTTCAATTACTTTATCTATAAATTTTTCAATACCATAATCATAAGCAAGATCGTGATTTGATGGTCTAAAAAGAAAACGACTATTTTCTATTGAACTTCTATAATCAACATGACCTTGTCCAATTAAATTTTTAGCTATTTTATTTATTAAGTTTTTTAATTCTTTATTCATTTTTCTCCCTATTATTAATGAGAGCAGGAGTGGTCGGAATATGGTTGCAAACTATTGCAATATTCTTCACACCCTTGCTAAAAATTTCCCAATTTTTCTTGTTATTTCTCATTATAGATATAACTT